ATCGGTGTATCGCCCATAGCCTCACGAGCCATGTCGTTGAGGCGTAGTTCGAGTGCGTCGAGTTCTTCTTGGTATTGCTTTTCGATCTGATCAAGTGTGTCAAGATTGATACGCAGCCCGTTCCGTTCGATACGGGACAGCGTGTCTGCCATTTCAAAGGACAGGCGCAGGGTGGGCAGCAGACTGTTCGTCATTGTACAATTCCTCGAATGTAGTGCCAAAGGCATCCAGTTGTCTCAGGGCCACTTGCTCCGTGCTTATCACGTCAGCAATGCCATATTCTCGCACTATATCCCACGGTATTTCGTAGAACGTCTTGCCCTCGTCCAGATACGGCTGAACAAGGTCCTTCTCCTTTTGCACTGTGTCATACTTTTTTGCAAGAGCAGCAAGTCCAAGAGGCCAGCGTCTCGCTTTTGACAGGACATACTCTGCAACCATCGTATCATAGATGTCTCCCTTGTATATAAACCCGCAGTCACGTATCCACTGCAAATCGAACTTGATGTTCTGGCCCAATACCACATCGGCGCAGTAGAGGGCAGTCTGAAAGCTGTGCATTGCGTTAGGCGTGGACGGCTCAGTCTCGTGGTAGTAGCAGTGATAGAACACATTGTCCTCCCCTAGCCACTTGTAGCCTATCGACACGAGGCGGTTACCAAAATAGGGCAGGGCAGTTGTGCCGCCGTTCGGCTTGCCCGTGTGGGTTGTCTCCACGTCAAACGTCAGGACATTCATTCTGCTTCCTCTTCGAACCGCTTACGCGCAAAGTATTCTGCAAACTTTTCTACCTGTTCTTCAGACAGAATGGGCCACCGCTTACGTGCAGACACATACTCCTCTTCGTACAGACGCTCCAGTGCCTCTTCATTCTGGTGATTGCTCATCAGTAGTAAACTCCTCGCTGTACGTCAATCTGTGCGTTGATAGGGCCGTGCCATCCGTTGATCTTGTTTTTTGATATGCAGATGTGACGCACGATGTTCTCAACGTCACTCGCCCCTGTCTTGCCGATGCCAATAATGATGTCAGCCTCACCAGCCTTGCCGGTCTTTGAGTTGTCCATCATATTATAGTCAATAAACTGACGGTCATGTCCATCATTTGACGCCTGACTGACGGCCCACACTAACATCTTGTTTCGTTTGGCTATCTCACGAGCGTGTACATATGTTTCCTTGAGACGCTCGTCACCACGATTGTACTCGCCGGATATGCGAAACTTGTCAAGCTGATCCATGAACATGATGTCGGGCTTGTTCAGCTTTGCGTATGCGTCAGCCTCTTCGACGCCCATGCCCACAGCAGCCATCACCTTGAGGTACGGCATGATGTCCCTCTCATACATAGGCGTATACTTCGCACGATTCTCGTCGAGTTCTTTGCGAGTAATGTTGAAAAACGACTGGATGAGGCGCAGCTTGATCTTTTCAGCAGGCTCTTCGTTTGCCCAGTAAACGACCTTGTGTCCGGCCCGTACGTATGAGGCGGCTAGGAAACAGCAGAACGTCGTCTTGCCTACTTCCGGACGAGCAAAGATGATACCCAAGTTTCCCCGATCAAGGCCAGCCACACGCTCGTTGATCAGGCCGAACTCAAAAGGGAAGTCAGGCTCCCCAGTGTTCGCGTCGAGCAGTTCGTCAAGACTATCCGTCACCTCCTCATAGGTAGTGCGGTCAGACATGCGTCCGTCCTCGACAGACTCAACCATGGCCCGCAACTCACCGAAGTCCTCGCTCTCGCCCGTGAATATCTCAATGGCCTTCTCACCGATGATACGGGCACGGTCACGCAGCCAGAAATTACGCACCATGTCGAGGTGCATTTCCATGTTGTGCGGATTGCCCTGCTCTAAGGTGACGATCAGTTCCTGTGCCCGCTCTCGTGTGGAGTCAGGCATTGCAGGGTTGCGGTCATTAAACAGGATGGCAAGTTCACCAACAGTGATGTCGTTCTCGTAGGTGGTATGCGCGTGAGATATCACGTCGAACACGTCACGCATTTCTTTAGTAAACATATCACGTGTTAGGGTGTTGGCTACATTCGAGAAGAACTCAGAGTTGAGGCAGAAGCCCAGTAGCTGCTTATCTATCGATGTAGGATCGTAGGAAGTCATCGCGTTCGTCCTTTTGCATGTTTTTCAAATCGGTTCGAAGAACCATGAGTTTTGTTGGTACGTGAGGGTGTAGCATACGCACCATACTGATAGCTTTGTCAGTGGCATCCTTGTCAAGTGCAACGAACACACGGTCATATTGTTTCAATATGTCTATGTGTTCTGTAAGAAGATTAGTTCCCAGCAATGCCACACCTACAGAGATGTCAGATACTGCACATGAACTAGCGCAATCTTCAACAAGGACAGCGCAGGCTCCGGTCCCACATACGAAAGGGTGTTTACTATCAGAGTAACGATACCATTTAGGTGTTCTACCATCTATTGATCTCCCTGCCGCATCAACAACTTTGTTCCCGTTTTTTACAAGAAATATAACACGGTTACGTTTGAAGTCATATCTAATGTCGGCCCTGCCGGACAGATACGCATCGTAAGCTTGCACACGCTTTACATAAAGTTCAGCATCTAAACTACGGGAAAGGCTGACAAATGTTTCAGGTATCTCGTAAGTGCTACTAGTACGGGGAGCAGGGGGTGGAGCCTGTGATCCACGAAATGAGCGACTGGCGTATTCTTTTGTCAGAGTAATACCTGTGCGACCAGACACGTTGCAGTCAGCGTGAAAACAATACCATAGGCGTTGCATTCCGTCGTCCGTTACGCTAAATGTGTTCTTCTTACCGCAGACAGGACAGTCTGATCTATATCTTGTCAGCGCAGGGAAGTCGAGCAATTCAACGTACCCACATAACCAAGCTGGTGATTTCATCGTTGTGTTCCTTGTTTGTCAGAAGACATTCCCCCTGCATAATCGACATGACAAATCTTGTCAACACGAAAAAATTTATTGACCCCTGTTGACAAACCAGCTACACACAAAGAACAACACCCTATAGGGAATACCCTGTTATGAAAAAGATTAATAGAATCAACCCTATAGCTAAACAGTTACGAAAGTATGGTAAACAAATAATACCTGACAAGCGTACTAAAGAAAAAGATAAACAAGCTAAGAAGGACATTCGTGATGGGAAGACCAGCGAAGATAGACGAACCAACAAAGACCTATAGTCTGTTGATGTCAGTTAGACAATACGAAAGATTGTCAGCGCACTCTGAAAGATTGCAGAAGACGAGCAGGGAACAAGTCGCTGTGTCTGACTTGATGCGTGAGGGTATAGACATATACTTGGAAGCCCTAGACGAGGATATGCCTGATGAAGAATAACCTGAAGACCAAGCCCCTAGAGATAGAGATTGTCAACCGATGGAGATGGGAGGTTGTCGCTCCTGTATCATCTGTTCGCATCGGGGAAACGAGCCGCGAACTTGTCAAGAAAAAACAGGCCGTAGACTATCTGCGTCTCGTTACAATTTTTGTCGGAAAAAGTGAACAAGAGTGCAAACGGTGGCTTGACAAGCACCGTCATGTCTTGGTAAAACTGGGTATTCCTTACGAGGTTGGTAGCTTGTAAGGGGTACACTTTCGTTGTTGTGTGTGGAGAGCAGGGCTGGATTTTTCTGGCCCTGTTCTTTTTTGTACTTGACGCCCATTGTTTTAACCGATATGGGTTATGTATCGCAACAAACCGGAAGGGTTACACACGATGGAAATAACGAATGAACAACGTCTCGATTTGCTCAAGTCATACAACGAATTGAAGGATGTGCTGACCACAGTGCATGAATGTCAAGACCTGTGGATGTCTGACATACGCAAGCTAGAAAATTTGCAGTCTGACTTGCACCGCATCCTCAAGTTTGTACCAAAAGAAGATGATGCAGGCCGCTCCATGCACTATGCCGACTGGGTGCTGGCAGAACATGACGAAAATGACTAGGCTGTGGCACAGGGTGAGGGATTACTACCTCACCCACGACGGCATTGAAATGCTTTTGTTTGCCTGTCTGTTTGGATTTGTATGTTGGATGGCTTATCACGCCATTGTGGGTGTAATTGGGAGATTTGTTTGATGGAAAATCACGTTGAATCCTGCAAGTGTTGGGACTGTGGCGGCTGGGGAAAGGTCGAGTACGAGGAACCTCGCCCTGACCCTATCGTGGGCGGTGAACTTGTTAGCAAGATAGGTCACTGCCACACCTGTGACGGCACCGGAGAAAGGTATCGTGCGAAGGTGACACAGACAACAGTGATACGTGCATTCTTGACACAGGCAAAACACGCCTTAGAAGATATTGAACTGCAGGGTCAATTTGAACTTGACATGGCGTACGTTCAACTAAACGATGTCATCGGTGCAATGGAAGAATACGAGACAAAGGTAGGTACACGAGATGGGTAAAGTAAAAGACTGGCTGATTGAAATGGAAGAAGACGCTTCGTGCATGACACGCGAGGAGTGGATGACAAAACACGGCGAGACTGTTGTCGATGTCTACGATGAATTTAAACGCAGGGAACACATCGACGAGCCGGATCAAGGGGATTTGTTTGATGTATCGCCCGACTAGGTATCCGTCGCTTGACAAAGACCCGCGCCTAGAAAATGTCAATAAAAAATTGTCAGTAATTTTGTCAGTAATTGATGACGAAGAGTGGGCGGGAAACATTGTCAATCCAAATATTGTCAGCGAGTCGCGCCGATTAAGAAATCTTGTCAACGAGGGAAGGATATGGGAGCCAAAATTTTAGAGCCAGATATTGTCAGCCTAAATATTGTCAGCGGTAAGCGCACAACATTGTCGGCGGAATATACCTGCGACGTGTGCGGCCAGCCAGCCATGACAAAAGAAGATGACCGGCTGCGCTGCTCGTCTTGCTGGCTGCGGGAAAAGGGACAACAAATAAAACAGCTTGACCACGGGGGCTACCGTCCGTAGGCTTGCCGCAACGATTAGGACACACGACAGGGACACAACGACATGAAAAAACGAATACACATAAATCAGCACGTCATCCGCGCCAACAAAAAGAACGGTACGAATGATCCGTGCATCACTGTTAAAACATCTAAACAGAATATATACGCTCATCGTGTAGAGATCGACGGGCCATCGTCCGTCGTATATTCACCGGACAAGCCGCTATCCTGCGGGGCGCGTGTATGGATTGAAACTGACGCACCAGTAACGCTACAAGGTTTAAATAGGGAAAAATATACTCTGATTCGTGACCGCATGGTGGTGGCATGACAAAACAGGCCACGCTAATCGATCACGAAAGAATGATTCACAACATCACCAGCGTTTACCGTGACGCTGACGAAACACAACACGCAGAAGGTTTGTTGTGGTACTCTGACGCACAAAAGGCGGCATATCTTATCGCCTTGAAATATGATGTGCCGGTCTATTTGGTGGTGGCCGTTATCGCTGCGCTTTCACCAAATAACAAATGGTCGCGCAATGTGGCAAACGCGGCGGCACTAATTGCTGCATTCATACGGGGCGACGGTATCGACTCTGTAAAGGTTTCAACGTATCACGCGATGAAACGTAAAGCTTGGGACATCTTAGCGGCCCGTCCGGACTACGACGGGGCAAAGGCGATGCTGAAGGGGCAGAAAATCACGTCCTTTTTTATGGACATTATGGGCGAGTTCAACGTGACCATAGACGGCCACGCGCGAAACATTGCCTATAGTGAGCGGGTCGGCCTGACTGATGATCGTAGTAATATCGGGGTCCGTGAATATCGGGCCTTGCAGGCTGCATACGAAGAGGCAGCGCGGCGGGTCGGCCTGATGCCCTACCAGTTGCAAGCCATCACTTGGCGGGTCTGGCGTGATCGGCACGGGATAACATGAGCGAAATATTGTCAGCGCATTGCTTAAATTTTGTCAGCACAATGCTTAACAGTTTGGGGATCAATTAACGGTTTCTTGTGCGCCTATTCGGGGGCGGGGCAAGACTGGCGGATTGATCGGGTGGGCGGCGAGTCGATGGGGCCAGCCCACCATCTTTGCCGGATCGTGAATTATTTTTTGCGCGGGGGTTCAACTCTGCAAAATTGTGTGTCATGATTCAATCACTGGCAACGAAGCCAGCAACAACAACGAAAGAAAGGGGCACGTTATGCCACTTGATATTATACCGATAGACCAACAAGCCGCCGCACGCTGCAAAGCAAAAGGCGGGGACATCTGGGCCACTCACAAGCGGATCGACGACGTATCTTTATACGAGAAATTCGGACAGGTCCGGCGGGTGCCACTCGAGGCACAAACAACATATACCAGCCACAATATTGAATTTGTCGAGCCGGTAAAGGTGCCTGATTATCACGCGCTGCAGAACAAGGCGACGGGCGGTCTCTTGAACGTCCGGCCAGTCGGCAAGACCTATGCCCTTGTCCCGCATGACCTGCTATTTCGGGCACAGGCTGAACAGTTGGCCGCGTCTGACCTGCCACTAGATAATGTGGAAGTGTGCGACAGGATATATGAAGAGGGGGCGCGGGTTCATCGCACAATCTACTTCCATGATCTGCAGGACCTGACCACAACACAGGACGGCAAACAGGACGCTGTGCGGTGTCGAATGGACATCTTTAACAGCGTGGACATGTCTTGGGCCTTGCAGATATTCAGCGGGGCTTACCGTGACCTTTGCCGCAATACGCTCGTTTTTGGTGGCGAGAAGGCATATCACCAAAAGCGAATCCACAAGGGGGCTGTATCGCCTGAAGCCATGATTGGTAAGGCGACGATGGGTCTGGAAATGTGGCAGGGCCAAAAGGAACAAATGCGCTTGTGGCGGTCTGCGTCTCTGACTGAAAAGCAGTTTGCGGACATCCTGAAAGAAACGCTATGCAAGAAAAACACGGCAGCAGCGCGGGTGGATGAAAAGCTTGCCATTAACGAGAAGCGGTTAAACTGGATGTTGGAGCGGTTCAAAGAAGAAAAGGCAGAACTGGGGCAAACGCTCTGGGCCGGTTACAATGCTTTGACCCACTGGGCAACCCACTTGCCGGACGCAACCAACAATGGCCGCAACGAGCGCAAAAGGTACCAGCGCAACGAGCGAGTCAGGGAAATAGTTGACGGGCCGTCTTGGCGGTATCTAGAAGGGTTGGCGTCTTAGTGCATGATATAATCGCTTCTACATTCAAGATCGTTTGGATCATTCTACTGGTCCTTATAATTCTAGCTGTATTTGGCTAGGTAACGCCCACAGGGCAGAAAGACACACAACATGGATTACCCACCTCATCTTATCGAAGCTTTCAAAAAGCTGACTAACGATTTCGAAACCGCAATTAGGGCTGACGAAAGGCAGCGTTTGCTTGTTAAGTTTCGGGCGGAATTTGCGGACAAGCCAGTTACTAAGCCGGAGCCGCTCTACCCGATCACCGGCATGCATGGTGAGCCACTACACGAAATCGGGGCCAAGCCTCTCGATTCAATGCGGGTACATTTGAACCGGACACACAAGCACCTAATTAGCCTCTTGTCAGAAGGGACGTTTTACGCCGTCCCAACACTGGCGGGGCATCTGAATGTTCAGAAATCGTCTATCTATGCCTATCTGGACGTTTTGAAGAAGTGCGGTTATGACCTCGAAATCCGTAGCACGGGAAATCTGAAGGGGGGATATCGCAACATCTACAGGCTTGCAAAGGCTGCATAGCTTGTGCTTATAATCGGGGGTGGGCTGCAGTTGGCCCACTCCAACAACCTACAACGAAGGATGAAAAGTCATGAACACACAGATCAAAAAGGAACTGACCACCAGCGAGGCAAAGAACGTACTGGCGATAACAGATCAGGAAATCCGCACTATTCGGATCATGATTAATGCCATTGAAAACAACGTACAGGCCCTCGATCAGTTTATGGATGCGATGGGGCTGCAGCGTTGGATAGGATCGGATAACGCCCGCTCTCTTGGGCAGGCTCAGTTTACCATCAAGAAAGACGATTAAACGGTTACCCTGCGCGGGGGGCTAATACCGCGCTTTCCTCCCTCTAACTTGCCCCGTCACTAGCTGGCGGGGTCTTTTTTTGCCTTGATGCCAGTTAATAGCCTTGCGGGTTGTATAGGCTGGATAATCTGGCGGGTTGCATGTTCGGGTATTGCTGCGCTTTTTACCCGTGACACACGCCCCACGAATTAAGACACATGAGAAAATGTCGGCGAATGGTAAAAAAAAAGAGCCGGACGCACATGCAAGGGTGAATCCGGCGGGGCTTTGTCTGGGCTTGTCGAATTGTTGGCCACCTTGGCATCACCGATGCGGAACGACCCACAGGGGTCACTAGGGCCACCGGGGGAGTACCAGTATCTGTATGCAATCCCGACAGCAACTGTGGAGATTGAGGTTATCGATATGACTAAAAAGGATACGTGGGGGGTACCCTATGGGTTTACCCCGGCGGGCCTATGCCCATAGTACAGTCGAATTTCATTTTTGTCAAGAAAAAAAGTTGACACACATGTAAAAAGTACCTATACTATTGTCGTGAGCCGCATTTTTATGTCGGACCACCCCACTACGCGACACTTCCGTTGTACTAACCAAGTGGTACTGGACATGAATGCGGCTCACTCTTCTATCTTTCTAGGTAAATCATACAATGTTCACAGCTATTGTCCTTGCTTGTTGGTTACACAGTCCTAACGACTGCACACAATTCATCGACAAACGGGGTCCGTACCGTAATGAAGGTGAGTGTGGCACCCGTGTCGTTGAGATGATAGGCGAGATACGCAATATAACGCCCGGAAAGGTCATTGTCGGTGCCGAATGCACCATAATTGCACAAGAAGCCACGTAAATATGAACCTCTTGCCCCAACAAACGCCCAAGAAGCGTGAATTGACACTCCAACAGACGCAATTCCTCGACATTCTCTTCGAAAACGGCGGAAATGTAACCGCCGCAGCCGTAGATGCGGGCTATTCGAAGGGAAGTGCAGCGTGGTTACGCAAAACTCTCGCTGAAGAGATCGTAGATCGCACAAAAGACATACTGTCTATGAACGCCTACAAGGCCGCTACACGCCTCGTAGACACAATCGACAACCCCGCCCCCGAACGCGGTGATGATCTGCGTCTCAAGGCCGCTGAGAGCCTCCTCAATCGTGTAGGAGTGAAGCAAGCGGAGACAATCAACCACAACGTAGCTGCAGTACACGGAGTTGTTCTGCTTCCCCCCAAGAAAGAGGTCGTGATCGATGGCGGGTCGTCCTAAGAAAGACCCCAACGCACCCAAAGCCACGTACAACCTCTCTACAAAGGAACGTGCCCGACGTGCTGCTCAAAAGAAACTCAATGGAGCCAAGCGTCGTGCTGCCAAAACAACGAAGGCCGCAGAAGACAAACGTCGCTACGCCCGTAAACTCGAAACTAAAATAGGAAAAGTGGAGAAGGCCCTTGTCGGCAAAGAAACTAATGTCATCGATCAAGGCGACCTCGCAGAACTTCCTGCAGCCGTTTCAGATTTGGTTGATGATGCTGAAATCGTATTTAAGCCGAATGAGGGACCGCAAGAAGAATTTCTTAGCGCGGGTGAAAGAGATGTACTCTACGGCGGTGCAGCCGGGGGCGGTAAGTCTTTCGCTCTCTTGGCCGATCCTTTGCGCTTCTGTCACAACTCTAATCATCGTGGGCTTCTTCTTAGGCGTACTCTCGACGAACTAACCGAACTAATCGACAAGTCCCGCCAACTATATACGAAGGCGTTCCCCGGTGCGAAGTTCCGTGAATCAAAGTCTACGTGGGTGTTTCCCTCCGGTGCAACCATCTGGTTCACCTACCTCGACAAAGACAAGGACGTAACCCGCTTTCAAGGGCAGGCATTCAACTGGATAGGCATCGATGAAATTACACAATACCCCACGCCTTATGTGTGGGATTACTTGCGTTCTAGGCTTCGTACTACTGATCCTGAACTCCAGCAACACTTGTACATGCGCTGCACAGCCAACCCCGGAGGAGTGGGTGGTTGGTGGGTCAAGAAAACCTACATCGAAGGAACACCTGAGAATAAGCCTTTTCCTGCCTTCGATATAGAAACAAAGAAACCGTTTCTGTGGCCCACCGGCCACGAGAAAGCAGGTCAGCCGCTCTTCTTTCGCAAGTTTGTTCCTGCGCGGTTGACCGATAATCCTCATCTGATGGCAGATGGCCAGTACGAAGCGATGCTCAGATCGCTCCCGGATGTCGAGCGAAAGAGACTTCTCGAAGGGGATTGGGATGTGGCAGAGGGAGCGGCCTTCCCAGAATTCTCGCGTGTACGTCACGTCGTCGAACCGTTCGAACTTCCGACGAACTGGCCTCGCATACGTATGGCCGATTACGGATATGCTGCACCCTCGTGCGTTCTCTGGGGTGCTATCGACTGGGATAACAATATCTGGATATACAGGGAACTATACCAAAAACACTTGACAGCAGAGGAACTAGCTGCTAAAATACAAGAAGCAGAACAACTAGACCCTCTACCTCACTACACGGTCCTCGACTCGTCTTGCTGGAACAAGACGGGTTTTGGGCCTTCAATCGCAGAAGTGATGATGCGTGAGGGTGTGCGCTGGACACCCGCAGACCGTAATCGTATTCAGGGCAAGATGGAAATACATCGTCGTCTCGCTAACGATCCCTACACAGAAGAGCCACGTCTACGCTTTTTCTCTTCGTGTCAAAATATCGTCAAACAGATTGCTGGCATACCCCTATCCAAAACAAACAGCGAAGACGTGGATACGAAAGCGGAAGACCACGCATACGATGCCCTGCGCTACGGAATGATGACACGCATGAGCGGCTACGCTTCTATACATAAGCAATTAGGTGCGATTAAAAATCAGGTCCACCAAGTCCAAGACGAAGTATTCGGATACTAGATGGCAAGCAATATTGAAATAGGTGCAAAAGCCGCAGATGGTACGCTTACCATCCGTGAGGCCCTTTCTATTCGAAAAAATCCCGGTGCTACACTCAATAGAATTAAAGCGATGGGATACGACCTAGATGATAACTGGTCAACTGTATCCACTGATAAATTTCTTCGTGATCTTGATACGCAGGGCAAGAATGCACAGTTTGTTGAACTGGGGGCTGCTGAACAGCAACTCCGTAAGCTTGCTGCACAATCTGAAGAGGGTGCGGAGTATTCATACAAAATTGGATATGGAGCATCAGGAAGAGCGACTGAATTAGAATTGGCTACTGCCGTGCAGCCTCGTGGCACTAGCGAAGCTGGACAGTCACGTGTGAAGCCCAAAGCTGTTCCTCCTGCCCAAGATGCTATACCTGCATTTATCAAGGGTATCAATGCAATCCCCGATCCTCAAACTCGCGCTGCTGTGGCGTTTAATTTTCTTGTGCCTCTCCGTCCGGGTGAAGTAGGGCAAATAGGTATAGATGATTTTGACTTTGAAACAGGTCAATTTAAAGAAGAGTGGAGAAGAGGCAAAAAAATTAGGGGAGCAATTCAACTCCCCGAAGTTGCCCTAGAAATACTTAGAGATGCACACGCTGAAGCAGTAGCAAATGGTCAGTCTGTAATTTTTGATCGGACAACAGCGCAGATGACCGCTGCTACAAAAGTATCTGGCGGAATACGAGATCAGTTTAAACAGTACGAAAAAATACTAGGAGGGGGAAAACCTCGTCCCTTCGTTGGTGCGAGTGATATACGTAAGATTGTCCCATCTCTTATGGTTGGCGAACTTAACATGGGCATAACTGTAAGTACGGTTATGGGACATGCTTCTTACGATGAGATGATGGGGTCAGTCAAAAAAATGACTGCCGCAAATTACATATCCCCGATTGAAACAGGTGAGGGAAGTGCGGAAAGACAAGCCCTAAACGGTCTTCACAATATGATGGCCGAAGTAATGGGTTTAGAAACTCTAAATGAATTGCCCGCTAGTTTAAATGTTTCTGCAAACAATTTAACCGCTGTAGGTTCGCCTAAACTTCAAGTTTTACCTCGCGGCTCTGATATTGTTCCTACTGCTGCTAATCAAAATGTAGGGCCACTTACTGAAGTTGATGTTGAACTCCTTGATGAAGTTAGAAATGCTAGACGGTCTGAACTAAGAGCGAGTGCAGCAGCTTCTGATCTGCAGGCTGCTCTTGACGAAAATGCTGCTGTAGAAGCACGAGCGAGTATAGATCAAGAAAAAATTGATCAGGCTGTAGCTAAAAGTGAGGCACTTGCTGCTGCAAAAAACCAAAGTAAAGAAGCAGCGGCGGCGGCAAAAAAAGAACAATCAGCAGGAATGTTTGATGACTTCTTAGCTGACATGGCGGAAGAGTTTTCTTCAGCTAAGAAGACCCTCAAGTCAAGTGCTATAGCTGCAGCAGCCACAGGGGTTGCTATGGCTAAGAGCGCACCCGGTCCCTTGTTTGACTTAATCGGCGGTGTTGTAGACAAAGAAAGCTATGATATAGCAGAGCAAAAAGGCCAGAGATTTGTATCAGAATTGACGGGACAACCTGAAGATAGTTTCGTGTCTCGTATGGGTGGTGGAGCAGGGGTTGTTGGCGAGATGGTTACCGGTGCTGTTGCCGATCCAGAAGGGGCAGGCAAAACAGCACTTCAGATGGCTTCTGTGCTGGGCATGGTTCCCCAAATAGATTTTAGCCAACAGGCTGCAGACGCACCTGCCCCAAGTATTCCCGATCCCGCACCCCCTGCGCCTGAGATGGCTGCACAGGGGTTCGTACCAGTTCCCGAAGCCCGCGCTAACGCGATGCGGGGGGAAACAACAGCGATGGATCAAGCACCATCGTTTCTCTATGGCGGCGTAGTCCGCTAAATACTCAACGGAGGCAAGAATGGCCGGTAACAACTACAACTTTGGTGCAGCGTACATTATGAATGCTGACAACACAAGCGTCGATAAAGACGAGGGTGCATCCTCGCTCTATCGTGAAAGCTTGGAATTCGACACTCGTGCTAAGACGGGAACGCTGATCGAAGCTATGCCTAAAAAGCAAACTAAGCCAACTGTAGAAGCTTCACTGTTTAAGATGGCAGACGAACGCGACTACTAAGGAAGCGACATGGCCGATAACTTTTTGGAACCTGCGGATGACACCGCCGTACCCCTCATCGAACCTGAAGAGCAGATGCCGGGGTTGGCAGCGTATATTAAAGCACGGTTTGATGATGCAGAGAACGGACGATTTTCTTACGAACAGCGATGGCTGAAGGCGTATAAAAACTTTCGTGGTATCTATGACTCTACAACAACCTACCGCGACAGCGAGAGGTCAAGAGTATTCATAAAGATTACCAAGACAAAAGTTCTTGCTGCATACGGACAAATTGTAGACATCCTGTTTGCAAACAAAAAGTTTCCACTGGTCATAGAACCTACTCCTATACCGGAGGGTATATCGGAGTTTGCTCACCTCACAACTCCCCTAGATCAAATGCAACCAGAAGAAGACCCCTACGGATTTTCTGGTGACGGAAGGGAACTTCCGTTTGGTGCTACGCAAGCTACACCGTCTGGAGACTTTTTAGGCGGTTTAGCAGGTAAGTACGGAGATGCTCCTTTATCTGAGGGACCAGCCCTTATGGGTGAACCCCAGATTAAACCTGCACAGACTGCTGCACTCAACATGGAGAAGATGGTTCATGATCAACTCCTAGATACTCGTGCAGTCAACGTGCTGCGTAGTGCTATTTTTGAGTCCGCACTCTTAGGTACGGGCGTAGTCAAGGGGCCATTTAACCACTACAAGAGGGTACACCGCTGGGAAAACGGTCCAGAGGGACGCACATACAATCCCTATGAGCGTATTGTTCCTCGCATTGAACACGTATCTGCGTGGGATTTTCATCCCGATCCCTCTGCCACAAGCATAGATGACTGTGAGTATGTAATTCAACGTCATCGTATGAATCGACAACAACTTCGTAACTTGATAACACAACCCCACTTTTACGCGGATGTTATCGAAGAATGTCTTGCGAAGGGGCCTAACTACGAAGACAAATACTACGAAGATACAATCCGCGAAGAAGATACGGAACCCTACGTAGGTGATAGTCGCTATGAAGTTCTCGAATATTGGGGCTTCCTAGATGCCAAGCTAGCACGAGAAGCAGGCTTAGATGTTCCTGCAGATATGAGTGAATTCGAGCAGGTGCAGGTAAACGTCTGGGCGTGTGGGACGATGATCCTTCGTTGTGTCCTCAACCCATTCACACCGGCCCGCATACCCTACCACGTCTTTCCGTACGAGATCAATCCCTATCAAGTATGGGGCGTTGGTGTAGCAGAAAACATGGAAGACGCGCAGATGCTGATGAACGGTCACGTTCGTATGGCAATCGACAACCTCGCTCTTGCTGGTAACCTTGTCTTTGATGTAGACGAAGCGAGTCTCGTGCCGGGACAGAACATGGATATATTCCCCGGTAAGATATTCCGCAGACAGTCAGGCGTTACCGGCACAGCAATCAACGGTCTCAAGTTTCCGAATACGGCACCTGAAAACATTCAGATGTATCAGATTAGTCGCCAGCTTGCTGACGAAGAGACGGGATTGCCGTCGATTATGCACGGTCAGACAGGCGTAACCGGCACAGGACGCACAGCCTCTGGTTTATCTATGTTACTTGGTGGTGCAAGTTTATCACTCAAGACGGTTATTAAGAACATTGACGACCAACTTCTCAAGCCACTAGGAGAAGCATACTTCCAGTGGAACATGCAGTTCAACGACTCCTCTCCGGAGATCGAGGGCGATTTGGAGATCAAGCCTCGCGGTGTAGCTGCAGTTATGCAGAAGGAAGTACGCAGTCAGAGACTCACCACTCTTCTGCAAACCGTATCAAATCCGATGCTGGCACCATTCATCAAGATTCCGAACCTCATGCGTGAACTTGCCATAGCACAGGACATCGATCCGGACAGCCTCGTAAACGACATGAATGAGGCACAGATTTTTGCAGAGATGTTGAAAGGATTAGCCAATGCTCAACAAGAAGCAAGCCAGCAAGGTCAGCCCGCTGGTAGCGAACAAGGAGGCGTGGGACAGCTTGGAGGAGTACCTCCGGGAGCAAATCCAAATGACGCTTCGGGCGTTGGTGGCGGCACAATCGGAACTGGAAGTGTTCCGTCTGCAGGGGAGGATAACTTCACTGGAACAGATCAAGGGCCTCAAGGCTGATTATGACGCAGCAGTAAGAACAAAAGAGTAATGGCTTCACAGTTTCTAAAAGATATTGCATCAGGGGCATTGTTCGGCACGACTCCCGGCGTGACGCGGCCAACAGTTGCGGCTCCTAGTCCGTTTGACAACCAAGAACGAATGGACATCAGTGATCGTTTTCGTCCCACGCCAGACTACACAAATCCCGCATCGTACTCATCAGCCGGTGGCGGCAGCAGTGATGATGGTGGAGGGACAAGCGTATACTCAGGCTCGTTGAACGTAACAGGCATGTCTGGGTATGTTGATGATAACTTTGTGGGCATGAATAAATACTTGGGAGCAGGTATATCTCCTCTGGGACTTAATCCTTTTATTGCTGCGGGATCAGCCATATCCAAGAAGAACTTACAAAACATACAAACAAGCATGCTAGGCGGTGAAAAAGGTTACGGCGTAGGCATGCTAGACGGAAGAATTGTGGGCGTATCACCCGGACCTCTTGGTGGATATGTGCTTTCAGGTGTATTGCCAGAGGGTATAACTGCTGCTCAAAGAAGAGAACTTATAAACAAACTCCTAGACCTAAACCCAACTACAGAAGTAGCTGGTGGAAAGCTTGATCCTGACAGCGAGGGAACTGCCACTGATAATGTTATAGAACTCATAGAATCAGGCGTACCCCCAGAAGCGGCAGCGTATGACTACACAGGCTTCCTTGACGATGATCAACCATCTGGCAATCAATACGGTGATTTTGATAGTACAACGGTGCAAGAAGAAACTTCCGCTATGGAAGATGCCTACCAAGAGGCAGCATACGGGTCTCCCCCAGATGACGACAACGATGACGGCGGCGGTAGCGACAGTGGCGGCGGTGGCGACTACGGAACACCTGATTTTGATATAGGAGATTACATGCGGCAGGGTGGCCGTGTTGGAATGCAAGCGGGCGGAACTGCCTCAAAGGACCCTGTGCAGTCCACCGGATTTGTAGACGGTCCACCCCAAAACTACGCAAAGGGCACCACAGTTGCCGACACAGAGAACCATCGTGTCCGTGTAGGGTCGTTTGTTCTCAACGCACCGACTACAGAACGCCTGCAAAAAGAAGGCAAGTTGCCTAAAGGCCCACAAAAGCGCAAGGCTGCAAAGGGCGGAAAGATGATGGAAGTGGCCCTATCTAAGGGTGAGTACGTTATCGACGCGGACGACATCGGCAAGTTTGGCGGATACGACGCTCTCAACAAAGAGAACGACAAAGGTAAACCCGAAGTAGAACGCCGTCAAGCTGCAGCGCGGGGCGGATTCTTGGGTGGATACAGTGATGGAGGTATGCTTCGCTATGCTGGTCCGCTTTCTGCAGTCGAACTGATGAAGTCGGGTTTAGATGTAACAACGCCTACTTCTTCAGGTTTTATACAACAGAAGGAATATGATTCAGGCGGATTACCCCCGTACACCGTTAATGATATCGACATAGGCGCGGTACAGAAGGCTCTAACTCTTGTAGAAACCAGAGGGTACGAGGACCGAAATGAAGGATACTTCTTTACACGATCTGATAAAACAGGAAAAGAATCTTCTGCGTTTGGACCCTTGCAGATTACAAAGAAGACACTCGAAGCGATGAAATCTGACAATTTTGGTCAGCTAGACTTGGCATTTAAAACTGAGCCGGGTCTCAAGAAATATTACGAAAAATTAATTGTAGAGGGCCGCAACGCAATTAACGTAAAAAAATATGAAGATATCTATATAGGCCCAGAAGGATCACCTAGAAAAACAAACGCCTCAGAAGAAGAGAAGGCTAAGTATCGCGGATTAGGATATGGAAACATACCCCTAGAGGATCACAAAAAGTATTACCCTACCGTTGCCGGTTTGTACATGAGATACAAAGCAGGAATGAGCAAGTCTGAAGAAGACTTGGTACGGCGGCATTTTGGCAATAATTCGTCAACTAAAAAATACTACGCTGCTAAAAAAGAATTAGGTCTTAATTAATAGAATTCGTCAGCTACCCGCAATGCGGCCCTGACACAACCGGAGCGGCTACCTACAAGCCAAAGTAGCCCCGCTAACCAGAGGTAAATAAAATGGCAAAAAAAGTACGTGGCGCAAGAGCCAACAAACCTAACGACTCGTTCGGAACTATCAATAGCGATACTCTCTACAGAGGCAACTATCGTGAAGACGTTTATAAAGACGACGACGATGACGATACCCCAGAGGTAGAGGCAAGTGAAGATAGCAACGAAACTGAAGTTACTAGCTTCGTAGAAACACCGCAAGAGAAGCCGGATCACGACTACAAGAAGCGATACGACGACTTAAAGCGGCACTACGATTCGAAACTTGCAGAGTTTCAAGCTGAGAAGCAACAACTGGAAGCGGCAACAAGACAGGCAAATATGCCTATGCCGAAAACAGTAGAGGAGTTAGAAGCCTTCAAAGAACAATACCCTGATGTGTATGGTGTAGTAGAAACTGTAGCAGCAATGCAAGCTAGTGAACGCACCAACGAACTTCAAAAAGAGCTAGAAGTTATCAAGGAACGCGAGAAGGAGACTGTGGTTCAAGCGGCTTACCGCGAACTCACGAACAATCATCCTGATTTCGACGATATTAAGACGGATGAGAAGTTCTTAAACTGGCTACAAGAGCAGCCCGAATCTATTTCGGATGGTATTTATAGAAACAATACTGACGCTCGTTGGGCCTCACGAGTTCTTGATCTGTACAAAGTGGATGCAGGAATCTCGAAGAAGAAGACCAGTAAAGCAAAAACCGACGCTGCTACATCAGTACGTGCCCCTAAAGCTAGGGATATAAATGCTGAACAGAGCGGAGATAAACGCATCTGGAAAGCTTCTGAAATTGGCCGGATGAAACCGTGGGAATTCGAGAAGAACGAAGCAGAACTCGATGCCGCACGAATGGAAGGCCGAATAGACTTCAACTCTTAAACCTCAAAGGAAGGGTAAACCAATGGCTTTTGGTACTTCTGCAGGTTATGGTAACCTGCCTTCCGGCAACTTTACGCCGGAAATCTTTAGCCAAAAGGTTCTCAAATTCTTCCGTCGCGCTTCGGTTGTAGAAGACATTACGAATACCGACTACGCTGGCGAAATTGAGAACTTTGGCGATACCG